TTTCCATTTACACAAAATTTTGGACAGTGTCTTAAATTAAGACTTTAAATATCGTGTAAGTCTTTGTTTATGTCATTTATACGTCTACGAATTTCGTCTGCAAAATACCTTGGAGAAAGGATTTCCTTTAAATAGAAATCTTTGTTGCCAGAATCTGATTTATCAAGAATGTAATCTAAAAAGTCTTTATTGTCAGGATTTAATATGTATACTTTAAAATCTTCCAATGTTATAAGACTACCTGATTCAGGGTCTGGAAATCTTTTCAAGTAAATTTCTAGCTTCCTTTTCATTTCTTCTAATCTTTCTTTTTGCATAGTATAATTATTAATTGGTTATGCAGCAAAGGTAGTAATATCTTTCAAACTACCATTCATCCATTTGCCATTCTTTCTAATAAAGATTCCAGCCAGATTGGTAGGTATCATAATAACACCTTTGGTTGTTTTGTAGTAGTTGTAATTGGCAGTAGTGTAATTGCAATACGCTGTTTCAGAGCGTAGATTCTTTACTTTGTCTGCATTATATATAAAGCATATATCTTCGCCAAAGAAGTTGACGTACCACGCTGCTTTACAATCGTGAGTATCCTTGACAGCCAGTAGGCTTTTAAGTTTTTCAGTTTCCATTAAATGAGTGGGATAATTAACGTACCGTACATCCCTGCATTTTATTTCAGCTACTATCTTATCTTCGTTGTGTATTAAATAGAAATCTACGGGATTATATCTGCCAGTAGATTCCTTGTATTTGGTTATATTTCCATCTTCTAATAATGACTTGAATAAGTCCCTTCCTTTACGTTCCATTGCTAAAAAGTTATCCATTTGCTAGTAATTTGATTACTAGCCTGTTTCTATATTACATATTCATAAACATTAGCCATTGTGCATTTTCATTACAGGCTAATTAGGTTAATATATTTATTGTCTTGTATTGATAATCCTATCTGCTTCTTTCGTGATGTGTTGCTTAATCTCTTTTACTGTGAATCTTACTAAGTAAGTTGATAATAGTGCTACTGCAATAAGTGTAATGTAAATCATAATTGTTTATTTAAATAAATATTGTTTTGGTGTATCTTATTTACTTGAATACTATCTTTGGTCTGTAAATCTCATATCCTTTGACTGTTTTACCGTCAATCCACTTGGCGACAGGTTTACAATCAAACCATCTATCAAGGTCTGTAGCTTTGACTTTATCGGTAATACCTAGTATATCATACGCTTCTCTAATCCAGCTCTTAATATCAGCGTTACTAAAGAATCCAGTCTTTATCTGCTTGCTAAGTATTTGTACTATCTTCGTGTCTCTGTTTTTATCCGATTCCAGACTGATAAGAGCTTTCTCTATAGCTGTTTTGATATATCGCAAACTTCTAACTTTATCAGTTCCTAATTTGTGATAGGCAGGTACTACTAATGGCTGTACTCTAACTATTTCGTCTGTTTCTGGAGTAATAACCAGATTCTGTAGTAGTTCCGTATATCTAAGGAAAGCATCTTTAAAAGATAGTTTCTTTCCTGCTTTATTCATTGTTTCGTTTAGTCTTTCATATTCTAATTCAGTGGTCATATTCCCGTTTGCATTGTGTTCCTTTCTTAAAGCGATACCATCATTATAGATAACCTTTTCCAATTTGAAATTATAAAGGTCTAACTTTACCAGCATATCATTCAGGAAATAGTTTCCTTCTTTATCACACACTGCATAGGCACTGTTAAGCATTTTTTCAGCCATACTTTTAGCTTTCTTGCTACTATTGTTGATAGCAGTAATTAATTCGTTTGCACCTTCTATTTCATCATTCATTCTTTGTACCATTTCTTCATAGGTAATATCTAGATTTAGCTTCCTTTTTCCCACACTATTAAAGATGTGTACCATTATGTTTCTAAATGGATTGGATTCAGTCCTGATTCTACCAGCTATCTGGTAAATGTCAGTGGATATATCGAGCAGGGTATTAGTATTGCTGGAATTACTAACCACGAAGCACATACCTGTTTCACTGAAATAATCAGCACCTTCAAATGATTTGGAAGTAATGAAAGTAAATGGCTTATTGGTACTTCTACTGTTGCTGATAGTATATCCTGCTAATTTGTCCCTGTTTGACGGATTATCTGCACATACAATCTTTACTTCATCGTTACCAAGTTGGCAATATTCTAAGATAGAAGCTATATCTGTAACTGAATTTATAAAGAAGTATGCTTCCGTACTTTTATTACCGTTTATTTCTAGATAGCCGTCTTTCTTATAAGCGTTTATATAATTGGCTGCCTTTACATAGGGATGATTGGTTTGGTCTAACTTAACTATTAAGGTATCTGTGTTATCCCATTGAGCTTCTACCAGTTCCACATCTGAAAGGATGGACGGAGTGAAATCTGCACTGATTGGAGTGGCAGACATAAAACAGAATGATTTGTACTTTCTAAAGCAGTCTAGTACACCGTCAACAGCTTTCTGTCTATAACTGTATGCTTTTAGTAATATGTGATATTCATCTATAAGCAGTCTGAAATCGTTAGGATTTAGATACTGCTCCAAATATTCCATCTTATCATAAGTACACATTATCTTTTTTATTCCAGCACTGGAAGCATATTTCTTTAGCTCCTTTTTGGCTTGGTAAGTAAAAGTACCGAATAATCCAAATACAGACTGCTCTTTGCCATCATAGGAGGTAATAGTAGTAAGACCTGATTCTGTTAAGCCCGTCTTATTTACGATAAGTTCTGTAGTAGGTACTGCAATGATATAGGATTCATCATTAAAGAGGACTACAGTAGTACCACCACAGCCAGTAACTACTTTATTAAAGATGCAATTATGTGGTAAATCAGGTAAGTTTAAATATCCATTAGTTGAATTTATTTTTAAGGTTTTCATAGGTTTTTACATATAGAATTGAGGTAGTAAGTAATCTGAATAGTAGTAAATCTGAATTTAGGAGCTAATCTGGTTAAAATCTTTAGTCTTGAGTTCCTTACTTTTTTGGTATGGTATAAGGTAGCATTTGCAAATTTTGGTAAGGATTGGGATAAAATAATAAGCGTATCACTACGCCTATTATCCGCTGTTTCAATTTACTAATTTAAGAAAATGCAGGGAAGAACTGCATTTTTAACAATGGAATCCCAAAGGGATTATATGAATTATGAAAAATGAATCGAAAAGAAGGAACTAGCTACTATTATTCACTAGTTCCATATTTTAGTCAGAATTTCGCAACAATAGAAGCATTTATGATAGTAGCTGCTTCTTCTAATTTGCTGATACAAAGATAATAAAACTTTTTGACTATAAAAACTGGAAGATACACAAATTTTAAAAATAGTGTACAGGTGTTTCTAAGCTCTGTATTTACCTACCAGATGTGCGTGAATGCTGGATGAATGAAGGTAAAGTATGTCTTTTTATCATTTCTTTCCAGTATCCCGTTTTCAAGGGCAAAGTATATACTATCGTGTTGTATGCTTACTTCGTGGACTATTCGATTAAGTGAGAGGTCTACAATATTAGTACCGATTCTGGTGTATGATTTAAGCCGTATAAGTGCTCCTAATTGGTTCTTATTGCCATTAATGTTAAGCAGGTCTGAATCTATGGTTATATATAGTCTATCAGGTTCTGTGTATCTGTATGTGTTATATGTTCCAGTTCTATCTATTACTAAGTATCCTAGCTCATCAAATTTCTTTAAATGCTTGAATACAGTAGTTTCACCTATACCACAGGTACGTACTACATCTTTAATTGTTGCATCTGGATTATTGGCTATTGTTACTAGTGTACAGAAGTAGGTGAACGCTTCGTTATTAGTAAGATTCTGAATGTATTGGATGTTTAATTTAATTTTCATAGGTAAGGTCTGATGTTTATTGTTTTATTATATTTATATTTGCTTCTAAACTTAATAATTGACATTATGAAAAGTAAGAAGAATTGGAATGATTTCATTGCATCTAAGAAATTTAAATATACTCTATTTGCTATTGCAGTAATAGCAGTTGGAATATTATTATGTACTTCTGATAGTATATCTACAACTTTATATGGGGAAGATAACCCAGAAGCTAAAGGGAAAGTGTTAGCTACTTATCTAAGTATAATAGGTGGTGCTTGTGTTATCTATGGTCTATATCTTAACAACAAGAAAATAGGTGAACAAACAAGGCAAAATAATATTGCAGAAAAAACTAATATTGATAAACGTTTTGGTGATGCTGTAGGGTATCTGAATAGCGATAATGACGGAATTGCCATAGGTGGTGCATACGCATTGTTTCAGATTGCTAAAGAGGATGAAAGATATAAGTCTATTGTAGCTAATATCTTTTGTGACTTTATTTCTGCAAATTTTTCTTCAGGAAATAAAACCAGATTAATAGGTGTGGTTAAAGAACTGTTACTTCAGAATTTAGATACTGTATTTATCAAGACTGAATTGGTTTTGCGAAATATTTCTTTCGAAAATGATAGATTCCACGGTAAGGCTAATTTCAGGTTTAAAGATTGTTTCTTTGAAGGTGTATTTTTTAATGTGTTGGAATTTGTTCGTTTTGAATCTTGTAAAATAAATAAAAGCCATTTAATTGATTGTAATAAAATAGATATAGTTCGTTCTGAAATATCTGGAACTAGTATACGAAATCTTTCTATACCTACTAAAGAAGTGAATTTAGTGGATAATATTTATCTAGGACAGGTTGAGATATATGCGCAGACAATTATTGGTACTTTATATATTGGTAGTACTGCAACTTCGTTTGACGATGATTTTGTAGATAAGCGTATAGTAGTTTATACTAATTGTGAAAATAGAATTGAAATTAACGACAGATGTAAGAAAATAGTTTCAATAAAAAAAGGAACATTCTACCATCGTTGAATTTGATTGTGTAATTTGTTATGACACTGTTCACATATCGACATTAAATTATCTGGATTATAAGCCACTTCTTTGCGTTTCATTCCTTCATAATTCATAAAGCTGTCTATATGATGGATATGAAATGCAGGAGTGATTACCCCTTTGGATAAGCACACTTCACATAAAGGTGACCGCATTAGCTTACTAGCTCTAAGTTTGTGCCATCTGTCAGTATTATAAATCTTCTGTCTTTCTATCCTGTTATTTGATGGATTATGCTGTTTCTTCGCTTTCTTTAGATATGGCATTATTGTAGTATTCTGTAGGTATTATATATTCTCCATTTTCCGTAGCTATTTCCAGTGGAAATATCTTTTTCTTCATCATATAGCTTTGCAGTTGTGCATATTTTCTGGCTGTATAGAACTGTATCTTTACTAATTCCAGAACGGCTTCTTCCGTTACTTTATCCAGTCCCATTTCCAAACATTTGATTATAGCTTTATGAAGTAAATCTTCTACAGTTTGGGACATATAGATAACATCTTTATAATTATCGGCACATTGCTTTAGTAAATCTGGGTAGTGCTTAGCTATAATAGCCATAATTTGCTTATGTTGTGATGAAAGTGGTTTGGCTATTGCTGGATTGTAGCTGTACTGCTCGTATTGTGGTTTCCAGTTAATCTTCTTATCTAATTCTTCTGTTGATATGTGAAATATCTGTGCTGTTTTATCTATTCCATAGTCATATATATACTGTTCCAATACTTCTTTACTTGGGATTGTCTTTTTCATTTTTAAATCGTAGGTAGTCATTCATTGTTTGCCTGTTGTAGCTATAGAAGTCTTTCAGTATCGCTTCTACTAACTTTTCTCTATCTAGCCTGCTGTCCGTCTCTTTATATTTGTCTATTAAATCCAGATTCCTGTCAAAGAAATCAGCGATTATCAATCTTAATATTTTAGACCTGTCTTTCTTTAATAAATCGCATAGTTCATTCAGTAGCAGTTCCGTATTCAGGTCTATTTTAAACTTAATTTCTATCGGATAATTACACGTTCTTTCCATAGTGTTTGATTTTTAATTCTATACAAATTTACTGAAATAAAATAGGGTGTCAAAATGAATGTGTTACATTCTTAATTAATTGTGTTATAGTCTCTTTATGTGTAGTTGAGTACCTTTTTAGCTTTACTATTTAGAAAATAAAAAACGTAATACTATGAAGAAATATTCAATTCCTAAAGGTATAGAGAAAGAAGCTGCCGAATACATACAAGGAGTACTTGCAGAGCTTGAAAATAGAGGTGTTTTAGAGAATATAGATAATGCTGCCTTAGATATGCTGGCAAGAAATTACAGCACATTTATCAAGGCATCCAAACAGTTGGAAATAGACGGTTTGACAGTCACCAGTGATAGAGGTAATATAGCACCACATCCATTGGTAAAAGTTGCAAAGGATGCACAAACACAGGCTATGAAAGTTATGTTGGAATTTGGACTGACAGCCAAAGCACGTACCAAATTACCAAAGATGGATAAAACGGATGACGAGGAATCCACACCATTAGAACAGTTCATTGTTACTGGTAAGAAAGAAGTTAGATGATGAAACTTTACTATGAGTATGCAAGTAAGGTTCTTAATAATGAAATAGTAACAGGCGATACAATAAAACTGGCTTGTAAGAGATTCCAGAATGACTTATTGAGGGATGATTTGGAGTTTAGGGAAGATGTAGTAGACAGGGCTATTAGCTTTATTGGCACTTTGAAACATTATACAGGCAAGCACGCTGGCAGTAACTTCATTCTGGAAGGCTGGCAACAGTTTATTATAGCTAATATACTGGGATTTTACTGGAAGGGTACAGGAACTAGGAGATTCACCAGTTCATACATAGAAGTATCCAGAAAGCAAGGTAAGACTGCTTTAGCTGCCGCCTTATGTTTGTATTATCTAATTGCTGATGGTGAAGATGGTGCAGAAGTCTTGCTGGCAGCAAACAGTAAGGAACAGGCAAAGATAGCTTTTGATATGTGTTCCAAGTTTAGTAAGGGACTGGATACCAAAGGCAAATATTTGACAGCTTACAGGGCTGATATTCTGTTTAAGGCTACTAATAGTAAATTGAAGGTACTTGCTGCTGATGATAGCAAACTGGATGGATTTAATGCCAGTTTCGGTTTACTGGATGAATACCACGCTGCCAAAACAAGTAAGGTAAGGGATGTAATAAAATCCAGTATGGGTATGCGTGAGAATCCACACCTGTGTACTATTACTACTGCTGGATTCGACAAAACTTTACCTTGTTACCAATTAAGAACTGTAGCTATAGAAGTGCTTAATGAATTGAAAGCAGATGATGAAATGTTTATTGCCATCTATTCTTTAGATGCTGCTGATGATTGGAGAAGTGAAAAGAACTGGATGAAAGTTGCTCCTAATTTGAATATTACTGTTACCAGCAAATACATCAAAGGACAAGTACAGCAGGCTATTAATAATCCTTCTGATGAAGTGGGAGTACGTACCAAGACACTTAACCAATGGTGTGACAGTGCTACAGTCTGGCTGTCTGATGAAAGTATTATAAAGTGTACACAAGCAGTAGACCTGTCAAAATTCAAAGGATTACCCTGTTATGTTGGAGTGGATTTAGCTGCTACCAGTGATTTAACTGCTGTATCTTATTTAGTCGTTGATAGTGATAAATACTATTTTAAAACTCATTACTACCTTCCTGAATCGGCACTTACAGATAAGACAGACAAGGAACTTTATAAGCTATGGAAAAGGGCTGGTTTACTTACTGTTACTGCTGGTAATGTTACTGATTATGATTACATAACTACTGATATGCTTAAATATTCAGAAGTAGTTAATATACAGGCTGTAGGATATGATAAGTATAATGCTACACAGTGGGCTATTGATTCGACAGAAAAAGGATTGCCACTTGAAGAATACGCACAGACATTAGCCAACTTCAATAAGCCTACCAGAGAGATGGAACGGCTTATATTATCTGGTAAGGCAGTAATAGACAACAATGAAATAAACAGGTATTGCTTTAGGAATGTGACTTTGAAGTCAGACCATAATGGCAACATCAAACCTAACAAACAAGTAGACAAAAAGAAGATTGATGGAACTATATCTATGATACAGGCTTTAGGTATGTATTTGCAAGTACCACACTACACAAACCAAATTTTTACATTTTAATGAAATTCAATATCAATTTCAATCCATTTAAAAAGAAAGAAGCTAGACAAGAAGAACGCAGCTATAACTTTCTTTCAGATTCTCTATTTTATAATTCAGCTACTACATATTCAGAATCAAAAGCTATGCTGTTATCTGCCGTTTACAGATGTGTAGATGTGATAAGTGATTCCGTTGCACAGTTACCGTTAGAACCGTATTATGTAGATGATGAGGGATTTAAAACTAAATTTACTAAACACCCTACATACTGGCTGTTGAATAGAGAACCGAACGACCAAATGAGCAGATTTACTTTTATCAAGACGCTAGTTACCAGTGTGCTTCTTGCAGGTAATGGCTATGCTCTTATTAACAGAGATGAAAAAGGTGATGCCAAAGAACTGATATTTCTAAAATCAGATTCTGTATTAGTCACTTTTAAAAACGGCAAGAAGATGTACAACATTACAGGGATGAATCAACTGGTAGAAGCTATCAATATGATTCATATCCTGAATTTCAGCTATGACGGGATTACAGGCATAAGCACTTTGAAGCACGCTAGAAATACATTAGGGTTAACTGCTGATTCAGAAGCGCACGCAGAAGGATTTTTCAAAGGAGGTGCTAATCTGGCTGGCATTATCAAAGTGGAATCCTCATTGACTGCACAACAGAAGCAGGACATTAAAACAGCTTGGAGTAGTGCTTTTAATTCTATTACTGGTACTCCTAATGGCGTGGCTGTAATGGAAGGCAATATGACTTTTCAGCCTATAACAGTGAATCCGTCTGATGCACAATTACTGGAAACCAGACAGTTTAATGTGATTGATATTTGCAGATTCTTCGGTGTGTCACCAGTCAAGGCATTTGATTTGTCCAAGTCCAGTTATAGTACAGTAGAAGCTACTCAACTAGCTTTCTTGACTGATACGCTTTCACCACTACTGGAAAAGATAGAACTGGAATTTGAACGTAAACTGTATAAGCCGTCTGAAAGGAATAATATAGATGTTCGTTTTGACACTTCCGTTCTTCTTCGAGCAGATAAGGCAAGTCTGGCTAGTTATTATAATACGCTGTTCCAGATTGGTGTGATTACTCCAAATGAAATCAGAAAGAATCTGGATTTACCAGCTATTGAAAACGGTGACAAATCATTTGTACAGGTGAATGTACAGACACTAGATAATGCAGTTACTAAGCAAATAGAGAAAGACGATGAGGTATATAATTAAAGGCAATGATTTTAGCTTTACTTGGACTATAAAGGATTGCAACGGCTATGTAGATTTATCTGCTGTTACTGATTTGAAGGTAATGTATCAACATTCTACAGTTCCATCCAAGAAATATGTAGCAGATGCCAGAATAGTTGATATAGTCCTTAAAGAGAGGGAAGAAGATTTAGGGGATACTGTTCTTTATGATAGTACTTTAGTGAAAGGCATTGAGTTTGAGGTAACAGCCGAACAACAGCAGGAAATGCTTTTGGGAGACTATAATGTTATCTGTACATTTATAAAGAATGATGATAGTCACTGCTATAAAATGATTAGGGCTTATACCATAGTAGCAGATAAGGATGGTCTAAAATATTGCTGTTCTGAATCAAAGGAAAGACTGGTTAAACTAAGCCAGTTGATAAATGATATGGGATTTATCACTAGAGATGATTTACCTACCAAAGTAAGCGAGTTGCAAAATGACTGTAATTATGTCAATATAAATAGTGTACCTACTAAACTTAGTCAGTTAGTGAATGATAGTAACTTTGCTTCCAAAGATGAAGTTCCCAAATATACAACGGAGCTTTCCAATGATGCACAGTTTACCAATGTTGTAGACTTGGCAAAAAAGGTTGATAAGGAATCTGGCAAAGGATTATCTACTAATGATTATACTAATGAAGATAAAACCAAGCTTACTAATTTATCTGATTTTGATTCGACAGGTATTAATAAGGAACTAAAAGAACTGGAAGAAGCACTGGCTGCTAAAGCTGATACTAGTGAAATACCTAATTTCACGTCTGATTTAATAAATGATTCCAAGTTCGTAACAAGTTCCGATTTACTTGCTGAAAATGTAGGATATGACAGTACAACTGTGAAAGACACATTGGATTCATTGCTGTATGAAGCTATTAATATAACCTCATTTACTAGCAATGTAGCACCAGTACAGGAAATAGGAACTAACATTAGCAGTATTACTTTGACTTGGAAGTTAAGCCAGCCAGCAACGGAACAATTTATTAATGATGTACCTGTGACAGGCAGTTCTTTCACATTTGATACTCCATTCAACAGCAACAAATCATTCACATTAAAAGTAAATGATGGAACTACCATCAAATCTAAAACTATTGATATTAAGTTTATGAATAATATATATTACGGTGTATCATCTTCTACTACTTATAATTCCAGCTTTATTGAATCTCTTACAAAAGAACTACGGCAAGCTACAGAAATGAATTTCAGAGTAAATGCAGGCAAGGATGAATATATCTGCTTTGCATATCCTTCACATTATGGAGAAGCCGTATTCAGTGTAGGTGGATTTGAAGGAGGGTTCAGAGAAGTAGCCAAGTTCTATTACACTAATGAATCAGGATATAATGAACAATATACAGTTTACTGCTCTGATAATCCCTGTCTGGGAGATACTAGGGTGAAGGTAATATATGTATAAGGGATTACTACGATACTATGAAAGAAACACGAAATTGTAAAATTGAAAAAAGAAACGAAGATTCTAGAATTGTTGAGGGGTATGCAATAGTATTCAATTCTGAATCTAGAGATTTAGGAGGGTTTACAGAAGTTATAGAACCTACGGCATTGGAAGGAGTGCTACAACAGTCAGATATTTTATGCCTTTTGAATCATAATGAAGACAGAGGTATTCTGGCACGTTCTAAATATGGTGCAGGTAGCCTGAAACTGGAAGTTGATTCTACAGGGCTTAAATATAGCTTTGAAGCACCCTGCACAAATCTGGGAGATGAATTGTTGGAAGGTTTAAAGAGAGGTGATATTACTACTTCATCTTTTGCTTTTACTATTGATTCCGATACTTGGACAAAGAAGGATAATGGTTCTTATATCAGGACTATCAATAAGTTCAAAGAACTGTTTGATGTATCACCTGTCTATAAAGAAGCGTATCCTGATACGAGTGTAGCACTTAGAAAGCTGGAATCATTCGATAAAGAAGATTTGACTGATTACTATATGGAGCTAAGACACAAACTACAATAATGAACACTTTAGAACTGTTAGACAAAAAAGAACAGTTAAAGCAACGGGCAGAGGAAATAGTTTCCAAAGCAGAAAAGGAAACCAGACGGTTAAATGAAGGTGAACACGCTGAATTTAATTCTATCACCGTTGAACTGGAAGACATAGATAAGGAAATAAGAAAGATTGCAAGCGAGACAAAACTAACAAACACAAATAATACATCTATGAAAAAAGAGAAGTTTTCACTTTTAAAGGCTATTAATGACGTAGCCAATAGCAGACAACTGGACGAAAGAGCGCAAGAAGTTGTATCTGCTGGTATTGCAGAATTTAGAAAATCAGGACAGAACTATTCTGGACAAATCGTATTACCGATTGAGGAAAGAGGTGATATACAAGCAACTGTAGAAGGTGCAGGACAGGAAACCGTAGCAGAAGATAAACTGGCTCTGTTAGAACCATTGAGAGCTAATTTAGTAATGGTTAAAGCTGGTGCAAGCTATCTGTCTGGACTGGTAGGTAATGTTTCTATTCCTGCTTATTCTGGAAGTAATGTTAGCTGGGCTGGTGAGGTAGCTGCTGCTACGGACGGTGCAGGTGATTTCAGTGAAGTGAATCTAGAACCAAAGAGACTTACCGCTTATGTAGACGTTTCCAAACAATTCCTGATTCAGGATTCTGCCAGTGCAGAAGAGATGCTTAAACGTGATATTGTAAATGCTATTTCGGACAAACTGGAAGCCACTATTTTGGGTAGTGCTGCTGGTTCTGCTACTATGCCTGCCGGTATCTTTAATGGCGTTACTCCTGAAACAAAGGATATTACTTATAAGAGATTGGTTGATATGGAAACTGCACTAGAAGAAGCTAATGTAGCAGGAAACAAGTGTTTCATTGTATCGCCATCTGCAAAAGGTATTTTGAAAACGACTGCTAAAGATGCTCTTTACAATGTAACTGACGGTGGTGTACATACCTGTGTTGGTTGTGCTGGTTGTCTGATGGAAGAAAATGAAGTGAACGGTTATCCAGTATATTGTACATCTAATGTTACCAGTAAAGGTGTTGTAATGGGACACTTTGAAGATTTTGTTATTGGACAATGGGGTGGGATTGACTTAACAGTAGACCCGTACACACAAGCAGCTAACGGTAAAGTAAGATTGGTTATCAATGCATATTTCGATGCAAAACCAAGAAGAACAGGTTCTTTCCAAAAAGCTATCTTGAAATAATATGTACGTCAAACTGGAAGAAGCTAAGAAGCACCTTCTTTTGGATGATTCTTTCAAGGATGATGATTTATATATACTTGGATTGATTGATGTTGCAGAGGATGCAGTAGCACGCAATTTGAATCTGAAACTGGATGAATTGGCAGTGGATGGGGAATTTACCCCACCTGCTGTTATTCACGCTATTCTGCTGCTGATTGGTAATCTATACGCCAATCGTGAGCCAGTATCTTATTCATCCGTTAATAAAGTGCCATATACATTTGACTATCTAATTTCACTTTATAAAAACTACAAAGAAGTATGATTGATTATATACATAATAGAGACGGTAGGGCAACATCTACACAGGTTAGTAGAATGGATGATATAACAGAGGATGTATTCACACCAGAATTTTATTTTCTCATTAAAAATACCAATGATAATGAAGTAACTGTAGAAATTAGACCTGCTGGACAAGAGAAGTTTATAACTACGGTTCTTTATCCTGGCTGGAATCCTGAATTATGTAGTGCAGTAAGAATAAGCGGTGAAACTGGATTACAGTACGGCTATTAATACTATATACTATGAGGGCAGGGCTACTGACAGAGACAATATTACTACAGGAATCAGTACCTGTTAAAAATGAGTTTGGGGCTACTTCTATGGAATGGGTAGACTATCTGCAAACAAGAGCCAACATTAAGTTTAATTCTGGTAACAGGGTTAATCAGAATAATGAAATATTTACTTCTTATACACTTACTTTCACAATCAGGTACTATCATAAGGTAAACGAGCAAATGAGAATTATCTATCAAGATAAGAAGTATAGGATATTGGCTATCAATTCAGACAGGACAAAACAATCCACAGAAATCATAGGAGAGCTTATTAATGAATAACGGTGTAACTGTAGACGCTTCACAGGTACTAAGAATGTTTAGTGAACTTAATAGCAGACAGCAAAAGAATGTGTATAAGAATGCACTACGGAAAGCTGGACGAATTTTGCAAAAGGAAACGAAAACACAACTAAGAAGCGTAGTAGGTAAGACAATAAATCATAAGAATAGATGGGACGGTAAAACTTTAGGCAGTGGAATAAAACTAAAGGTTGATAAGAAAGCTACAGAAGCGAAGGTTCATATAATGGGGGACTTTAGGTTAAAGTTCTTTGAACTTGGAACAACTACCAGACGACTTAGAAAAAACGGAGCTAACAGAGGTAGAATGAACGCTTCTCACTTTTTCAGGACTGCCAAAGATAATAAGGAACGTGCCATCTTTGATAATATAAATCAAATGGTTGAAGAATCAATAACAAGGATTTCCAAAAGAAGATGAGCTTACAAATAGGAAAAGCTATCTATCACTTATTAAGTAAAGATAGCAGGATAAAAGAAAAGGTAGGTTCTAAGATATATCCGTTGATAGTTGAAGAATCCACCACTTTTCCTTTTATCATTTATAAAAGGACTAATATTAGTCCTAACTACACCAAAGGCAGTTATTCTGTAAATGAATCTGTTACGGTTGATGTAGTTATAGCTTCTAAAGATTACATAGATACCATTAAACTGGCAGACTATGTAAGAGATGCTTTAGAAGGTAGGAGGGGTAACTTTTCAGGAATAGAAATAAATGATATAAGGATGATTAGCGCAGATGAAGAATACATAGAAGATACATTCATTCAAAATATAACATTCGACATAAACACAAATGGCAAACAAAATACTTAGAGGGAATGACCTGATGATTTTTAAAGATACCACTGGTGCTGGCACTGCTTATAAAGCATTGGCATTTTCAACCAGTTGCCAGCTTTCCTTAACGGGAAACACTTTGGAAACTTCATCAAAAGACAGTGGCAAGTGGACTAGTAAAGCGGTAAGCAAATTAAGCTGGTCACTTACAACTGACAATTTATATAGCGTGGAAGATTTTAATGCTTTAGTAAATAGCTGGATAAGCAGAGAGGAATTAACTGTAGCTTTTGCCGTATGCACCAATGCAGACAGCGATACAGGTCTGCCTGCCGATGGCTGGAAAATAGGCGGTGGCTACACTGGTAAGGTGGTTATCACTAGTATTACCGCTAATGCTCCAGATAATGATAATGCTACTTACTCTGTTACTCTGGAAGGAACAGGGGCTTTATCGCCTAAAGTAGCGTAATATATTCACTGGGGAAGCTGTTGCAGTTTCCCCTTTTTTATTTATATACTATGGAAATTCAAATTAAAGGTACTGCATATAATATACGATATACTATCAGGGCTATGTTCGTATTTGAACAGATAACAGGCAAGATATTCAGATTGGAGAATCTGACGGATTACTACCTGTTTTATTATAGCCTGCTGATAGCGAACAATCCAGATTTACAAATGACATTCGAGGACTTTATTAATGAATGCGATGATGAACCAGCCTTAGTTATCCAGCTACAGGAATTTCTTTCTAAAGAGATGGAAAAGCAGTCTGCATTCATTAGTGATACTGTAGATTCAAAAAAAAAGTAACGATTAGCGAACTGTATGCTTTAGTAGTTCTCGAAGCAGGTATAGCACCTGATTATTTTCTGGACAGTATGCAGATGTATGAAGTGAAGGCAGTCTTGGAAAATCTGCAACATAAGAATAAGACTGGCTGGGAACAGGCTAGGATGATAAGCTATATCATAGCCCAAACTAACAGTACCAAGCAGTTATCACCTACTGATATTATGAAGTTTGATTGGGATGAAGCCAAAGAAAAAGATACTTCTATCAGTAAAGACGATATAGCCAGACTACAGGCTAAAGCTAATCAATTTATAAACACACAAAACTAAATATATATGGCTGATTTAGTAACCAGACTATTACTTGATTCATCTGGTTTTAATAATAACATAGTTAAGAGCAGCAGGCAAGTACAGGAGTTTCAACAGATAACAGGCAATATAGTAGGTACTATAGGAAAGTTTGCTGCTGGTATTGGAATTGCGACTACTGCCAGTGACGCTTTTATGAAGATAATAAGAAGCTCACAGGCTACTAATGATGAATGGGACAATACATTAAATTCCTGTAAAGGAACTGTAGATTTATTCTTTCAGTCTATGTCTGCTGGCAGTTTTGAAGCATTTAATAACGGTGTTCTTTCTACAATAAGGAATTTGAAAGAACTTTCTGCTTTGCGTGATTCGTTGACTGATGCTAAGTTATCAATGGGATTCAATACTAAAGTCTTTGAAACGGAGTTTACGAAATATGAATCTATAATCAGGGATACCACTAAAAGCAAGCAGGAACGGGAGAAGGCATTTAAAGACTTGCAAAAGTTGAAAGACGATTTTAAAATAGATGTTACTGATGTCTTGGGAGGTGCAGAAGAAGAACTTATTCAATCATTGAATATTAGAACAGGACGAAAAGACTTTAATATTAATGATATACATAAATATATATCAATCAATAATAATGATTTTTCATCTAGAAATGAGAAAAGGGCATTAACGGAGTATCAAGACCAGTTAAAGGCATACGAAAAGGAAATAAACCAAATACAAGGCAGGATTAATTCTACCAGAGGTGATACTAATGAATGGACAGGTGAAACCAAAAAACAGATGAGGGAAAAACTGTCTTCTATTAAGCAACAAATGGAACTATTCAAACAGCAAAATTCAGAACTTGAAAAGCAGAATTTCTTGAATCAGGATAATGATGCCAATAGAGGTGAAATGATTAAAAACTATGAATATGCTTATGATTTGAAAAAGCGTATGTATGATTTTGATAAACGTACATTGGAATTACAGAATAGTCTTAAACCTGCTGGAGGAAATAATAAGGTAAAAACAGAAGAAGTAATTCCTGCTGGTTCTGTTGCTGAATTGGATAAGCTGATAACGGAAGCCAGAAAGAAGTATGCTGCTGCCATTACAGACGATGCCAGAGTATCTGCACTAAAACTGATACAGGAACTGGAACAGAAGAAAATAGTTCTGAATATTACCGCTAAGTATAACAGTAGGGAGCAGGGAGAATTAAAACCTGCTGGTATTCCATCTGTTAAAGGATTTGATTCCAAAGATATAGGTAAGCTTACTTCTCCATTTGTAACAGAAGAAGACGTAAAAGTGAATAATGATTATGCGACATCATTAGGGGCTATTGCTACTATTATGGGTTCTATATCCCAAATGACAAATGAAGGTGCTTCTGCTTGGTTGACTTGGAGTGCCAATTTAATGACAGCTATAGGTACAGCTATTCCTGCTATAGAAGCTCTTATTGCTGCAAAGAAAGCGGAATCTATAGGAAATGCCGTAGCCAGTGCCACACAAACACCTGTAGTAGGTTGGCTGTTGGCTGGTGCTGCTGTAGCTTCTGTAATAGCAGCTTTTGCCACTATGCCACAATTTGCCAATGGTGGTGTAGTTGATGGCAGTTCCTTCTTTGGTGATAAGATATTGGCTAGGGTGAATAGTGGTGAAATGATTCTGAATAAAAGTCAGCAGTCCAATTTGTTCAACCTGTTAGACGGTGGTTCGCCTGTAAAAGGAGGTGCTATGTCTGGAGAAGTTGAATTTAAGATTTCAGATAAAGCACTGGTTGGAGTTTTAAAACAACACAGTAATAGAACAAATAGACTAAGGTAAAATGGGCTATCAATTAATATATAACTCATCTTTTAAGGATATAGATGAGAATACTATCAATATTGAAATATACAGGGATTCAGGAGGTACTTTGATAGCTTCTGAATTACTCTGTTCTGCTGATGCAGTTTCAATTAACTATGAATCAGATGATGATGTGTTCAAACCAATCAAATGTTCGGATTGCCAGATTAATGTCTTAACGACAAAGGTACTGGCTAATCTGTACACAGCATTAGGAAACCAGATATATTGTACCATCTCAAAGAATGGTTCTTTATTGTGGTGTGGGTATTCTGTTCCTTGTCTTTACAGTACGGATTATAATGAAGAATATAATTTGTTGTCATTGCAGTTCAACGATATTCTTTCATCCCTTAATAATTATAACTACACCTATCTAAATGAAAAGCAGTCTATAGTGTCTTTCTATCAGGTAATCAAACATATCATAAGCCAGATTGATTCCAATGGACTGATAAAGAATGCCTATGTACACAACGCAAAGAAGATAAATGATACTACTGATTTACTAAATAACTTATTCATATTAGATAGAAATTTCTTCGATGAAGCGAATGAAGCAGAGAACTGTAAAGACGTACTGGAATATATTGCAAGGTATCTGGGTATGACTTGCTATTATTATGGTGATTCTATTTACTTCGTGGACTATGATATTATTAAGAATATCAATTTATATACTAAATATACCCTGTCAGATGATAGTAATACGGTGGTAGCACTTGATAACACCGTTATTAATGTTAATCAGAATATTTATGAAAGTAATGCCAGTATAGCTATTGGTGAGCTATATAATAAGGTGGTGGTAGTTGCTAATTCAAATTCTAATAATACTATAATTCCTGAATGGAATGATGAGGATGATATTATAAATCAGAATGCAGACGCAAATAAGTATTATGAATCGACAAGGGATATTAGTGGTAAGAATTATACATTATTGAATGCTTTCTTTAAATCGAAGAATAATTGGGATTGGAATAAGCCATATCTTTTTGAAATTAACAAACCAATAGAACCGATAGAAGAAGTAACTCCAGATAATGCTGCATCAAATGGCAGCTACTGGCAAAAGGCAGCATACTATGAGACTGCAAATGAACCTTCCTCTTTAAATTGGAAGACATATTTTACGATAAGTGATTACGGTCTGATGGGATGGAAAACAACAGACGGAGTCCAATTGTCATTGAAAAATAAGCTACCTATAGCAGTCAAAGGTGGAACTTTCATTATTGATATAAATTATAGGCTGTCTGGTGATTGGAATGCAGCAGAATGTATTGTAACATCTGATGAACAATACTATGATGGTAAATATTCCACGGGATTCACGGATACGATGTTTAAATGTAAACTTGCAATTGGTGATAAGATGTACTATGATGGTGATGGATGGGTTAATTATCAGGAGTATCATAATAAAGTTGCAAGGAATTATTATAAGATATGTAACGGTCCAAATACTTGGGCAGGTGCAACTTGGTATAAGTATCTGGATGAATACGGTTACTGGCGATTTGTTACTAAAGGGGAATATGATTCTATTTCTGGACGTGAAAAGTATAGCGGTGGATATGCAGATAGAAATTACGTGTATTCATATATGAATAGCAGTAATGAGCGTGTATTTGTCGAGAAATGGTTCTATGATGAATGTAAATTGCAAGACTGTTTTTATCTGGTGCATAAGAATAAAGTAGGGGATAAGGTGTTTGATACAGATTATTCATTGACTAATACAGTTTCGTGGCGTATGAATCTGGCAGAAAGTGAAGATGGTGTTGCCGTTTCATTACCATCTGATAAAATGACATTAGGGGAGTTGACATTTGAACTTTACGCTCCTAATCAACTTGGAACTACTCCTATGAGACGTACTGATAAATCACCTGTCAGGTGTAATTCATTTCATATTAATGATGTTAAATTGAAATATACTACATCTGATTATGTGAAGGATATTTTTAATGATGAAACGTATGATGAAGACTTGAAGTTTGAGAATGTGATTGATGAAAATATAGTGAATGATTTTGATGATATTGAATTTAGAATCAATACCTATAATGAGCACGCAGGCAGCTATAGCTATGTTCTTACTAAGGTAGGAGATGAATATTACTTTGTTGATACGTTGACTGATGGAGTTTCTAAAGATAAACTGAAAGCAGAAGAACACTGTATTAATAAGTATGTGAATTACTATAGTAAACCACGGTTCAGATACAGTAACTCAATAAAGAATAGGGATATATCGCTTAATTCAATCCTGAAAGAGAATACCTTGAATAAGAACTTTGTAATCAATTCCATCACCTACGATTTGATGAATAATAAGTGTGATGTTGAATTGAATGAAATACGATAATATGGAAATAAAATCTAACTATATACCACATAATTTCAGGAACAAGTATTTAAAGAATGTAGGTGGAAGTTATTCAAGCACAGTTTTACAGCCAACAGTATCAGGTGAAGCTGGTACTAAAGTTGTGGTAATTGATGATTTGGAAACTTCCAGCAAGGATAAGGCATTATCTGCCAATATGGGTAAATACTTGAATGAAAACAAACAAGATAAGAATGAATATGTAGATACGATAAATCAGTATTTAAGCACAGATTCTGATGTGAAATTTAACTCTGTCGCTGGCAAGAATGGAGAGTTTGACAATCTGAAAGTAAAAGGAGGGCTGGATGTCTTTACTATTACGAGTAATGAGGTAAGGGGAACTAATGGAATTTTATATGTTACCGATTCAGCACAGGTAACAGGTATAACTTCCAATGAAAATAATGTAATGGTTCTTACAGTCAGTGATTCTGTCTTTAGGGTGGATGATATTCTACTTAGCCAGACTTTTGATTCATCTTCAAAGAAGATAGTTTTAAAGGTTAATACTGTGGATGGTACGACTATTACCTGCAATGTAATAGAAGCACTAGGCAATATAGAAACTGGTGATGCTTTAGTAAGGATAGCCAATACGAGTGATGCAGCCAGACAAAGTTCTATCCTGCTGAATCCGTATGATGGCTGTATTGATATACGTACAGGTTGTACTTCTGAATCAGATTCCATAGTATCCAGTAGAATTGGTAATCTGGATGGAATTACTGATACTGATTTCGGTGAACTGTCTGGTGATGGACTTTATTCTAATAATGCTTATCTGTCTGGTGCAATAAGAAACCTGTCTGGAAAATGGGAATTGAAGGATGATGGTTCTGGTAAGTTGGCAAATGGAAATATTAGCTGGGATACAGAAGGTGGTTTAACATTAAAGTATGGTACGAGGAAGGAATTTAAAACTATAGATATTGATGATTATGATTTTGCAAATGCATTTGAAGTTGATTTAAAGGATGGGTTGAATTTCTTCTTTATGAAAAATAAGGATAATGACCCTAGAACAATAATATTACCTTGCAGTGATACATTTATAGGGCTTGAAGTTGAAATGATATTTAAGGGAAATCCCGGTTTAATAAGGATTGAATGTACAAATAATTATGCGTTTATGTATAACGGGCAAGATGTACGCTACATTTCAATCGGACATTATCCAAGACGATTAAAATTAGTTGCAAGAAAATATAATTTCTCAACTAAGGGTATGTGTAGTTGGTGGATTGATAATGCAGCAGAGTTTAAAATCAGTAGTGACGGTACATTTGCAGGAACATTCAGGTCTATTTGAGTTTATGAATCAGCAACAAATACAATTAATAATTGCCTGCATACTGGTTGTTGTAGGTATAGGATTACTGATAGCAGGATTCTGTGTAGTACCTGTAGGTATCATACATAGTTCTATTCTGGTAGCATTTGGTGAGGTGCTTACTTTCGTTGGAGCTTTATTTGGAATAGATTATCATTATAAGAGTAAATAATATTAGCCTGTAGTCTTGATTGATTACAGGCTTTTTTATTACCTTTGCAGCAATTCCAGATGTCTAATGAGTTAGAACTGGAAGGACATATTAGTTAACGAAGAGCGTTTAAGATATTATCCTGTTATGAAATCTGGACAATTTCAATCTCCAAGGATAGTAGGCAAGAACGCTCACGTCAATGTTATATACCTATCTTATATGGATAGTCTATATATCGTTTGGCGTGGGCTATTGTTTATTACTTGGAGATGGGCAGTCCAGAGCCTCATAACGGTAATATTCAATAGTTCCCACGCTTTTTTCATTGTATAACAGTCGATAGGGAACATCGACTACAATACATACATAAGAAACAGATAGTCTAGTCTTTAAAGTAGCAGTACTTATTTAGTGTGCAGTTTTCACTGTGTTCCTCACACTAATCCATTATTATTAATTGCTTTCTATAAGGAACATAGAAGCAAAATATATTATTCAATAATGAAGATATTCAGATTAATAGGTTTATTTCTTGTAGGAAGTAGCAGTCTATTCTCTTGTAGTAATAATGAGGATGAATTACTGTCCAAGGAGCAGGAAGAAAACGAACAAGAGACTTACACTATATCATTCGATTTAGGGGGTGAGTTTATTTCAACTTCTGAAACTCCATTGAGTAGAACCGAAGTTATTAGTAAGAAAATATATGGTATTAACGTGTATTACAAGAAAGATGATAATTCACCATATCAGAATTATGCTTATGGATTATTTGACAATATTGAAGATATGACTATATCTTTAATTGGAGGGTATAAGTATAAATTTGAGTGTTCTATGGTAAAGAATGATGTTGATACATTATATTATGATAATCATACATATTATGCACCATTTTATGATTATTACAACCCCAATAATGGCTATGGCTATAGAGGGATAAAGCTAAATAACAAATTTAATATTTCTACAACTAGTTCAACTTATATCAAAGGCTTAAAAAGTGGAACAACAAGTATTAGTAGTCGTAACAATTACGAAGGTTATAATTACTCTAGTACTAGTTATCCTAAAATGGATAGATTCTATGGTGAGTTGGAAGGCTATGTGCCAACTAAAGGCGGAATTGCTAATATAGATTTGAAGCGTACAGCATTTGGGCTTAAATTTATTGTAACTCCACCAATAGACGGAACACTTTCTATAGGTTCATATAGTCTGAATCCTAATATTAAGGTATCGGCAGATGATAGTACTTTAGAAACGTCATTTATGTGTACTTTTCAGCAAATTTATGAGTGTTGGCAAGCAGAGAACTACACACAGGACTTTACCATAATATTAACGTGGAATCGAGTTAATGGAGCAACTCAAACGTTTGAGAAGATAATTACGGCTAAACGTAATGTAATGACTACTATTAACGTAAATGTAAATGGTAGCAGTACAGATTCTTCATTAGGGGTTAAGGAAGAAGATACCCCAATGGGAAGTGAGAATGTTGATATGAACTTTAATGGAGGGGATTTAGATGATAACGAAGTAAATCCTAGTATGTAAATAATTAGAACTATAAAAATGAAAACATTAAGATTTATTGGAATGGCAATAATTGCCGTGGTTATAAGTGTGAATTTTGTTGCTTGCAGTAGTGATGATGATGATGAAAACGAAAGTAATTCTCCATTAGTAGGTACTTGGGTGAATATAGAGAATAGAAACTCTGTGGAGTACAAGGACGTAATGACTATTAATGCAGACGGTACAGGTTCAGATGCGATTTATATTAATGGTCAATTAGACAAAGACGGAGTAGACAACTTCAAATATACTTATGATGAGAAGAGCAAGGTCTTTACTTGGATATGGGAAGAAGATAGCGACGGAGAGAGTGATGTTTATTCAATGCACGTTCAAGAACTGACAAGCTCCAAACTGGTATTAGTTGATGATATGGATGAAGAAGGTGAAGGAGAGGTAATTACATATACAAAACAATAAAGTTAGTATCTGAATAAAAAAAAGAGAAACAGCATTTGAAGAAATTCATTTGCTGTTTTTTTATCCTTAATCTTGTTATATTGTAAATAATAGCTAATTTTGCACCCCGAAATATGCGCTCTTTGAAATGCTTAACTTAAAAAGGTCACTAGCAGCAACGCTTTATTGTGTCAAAAGCACTTTAAATGTTATCCATTGAGGTAACTCGTGACCTGTAACCTTTTTAAGACAGAGACACAACGTCTATTTTTTATTAAATAAAATTCTTATATGATTATATCTACATTGAAAGATATTAAAAATGAGGGTGTTAACGTTTGTTTCATTCAAGGAAACAGACAAGTGTCTAATAAAAATGTAAAGTCTAAGACTGCATCCATTAGTAAATATGGTATTCTTGTACCATTGATGTATGTCAAAGGCACAAAAGCTGTTGAAGACGGTTGCTCATTAATGACAAGTGACGGAAAGCCTATTTCTAGTGAAGAAGCTGACAAATATATTGTTATTGTTGACGGGCAACATAGATATTCAGCAGCAATAGAAAATGGTGTTTCTGATGAAGAAATATATCTTTTTGAAAGCTATGCTACAGCTACAACAAAAGAGTTGTTAGCAGAAGCAAATGTTGAAGTAGAAAAGTGGAAAGGTGAGGATTATATTGCAGGTGCTACTTTGGCTAAGCCAGAGAATGAACTTCTGCAATTTGCAAACTCCTTATCTTTAAGAGGATTTCCGATTAGTACAATTAGTCTTATTTTATGTTGGGATAAGCACAAGTTTACCTCAAAAAAATTAAGTAAGCTAATGAAAGGTGAAGCTGTAGATATAGAGTATAAAGCTGAAAGAGCTAATGCTTTTTTGAATGCTATGTCTAAATTTACGGATAAATTTATTGCTAAGAACTATGCTATTAATGTCGTCATAGACTTATCAAGTGAAATGGGTTACAAGCCTGTTTGTGAAGCATTGTCCAAAATTTCAGAAACTACTATACAAAGAATCGAAGGGATGACTGGAGAGGAAAATGTAAAAAGCTTCTTGAAGGATGCAATAAATAAAGAGTTAGGTAATTAAAAGTTTAATCATTTAAAACCATAGGTTATGTAACCAAAGTTTAAAAGTGCATATTTCATTGCCGATTATCAGAAATGGTAATCGGCTTTTTTATTGATTATACTGACAAGATACTATGTGAATATCTTGTATAATGTTATTTTATGTACTTTTGAGTATATATAAATTGTATTTTGTATCAGTTGTAGTTTTTTTTAGGCTATATTTGTAAATATGAGAGTTTATGAATATTAATGCATTGATTTATAATACTTTGTTTTATCGCAAATGTTTTAAATTAAATAAACGTATCACTATGATGTTAAAAGAAAAATCAAATCCATGGGCACGGTTGAAGTACTTGTATGTGCTTCCATTGGCAGCTATTGCAGTAACTGCTTTTGCCCGTCCCGAAATCTCCGAAAAAGTAGAA